CGGAACACCATTTGAAAGTCGAATCGGCCAGCCCTCTTCATAGTCGAGCTGATGGTGTATGGCTGTGCCACAACTTCCACAGAGCCATAAACTGGATGGACCAGAGTACCTACCCCCTTTTCATTAAGGGCCTGTTTTAAGGCATCACGCTCTGAGAACCCAGGATCACCAAAGATAAATCCGGAAATATTGAACACAGTCGGGATGCGACCAAGGTCTTCCACGAACCGCTTATCTGAGTTCACGAATTCGTGAGATACTACCTTCCTGCCATTGTTCGTGGACTCATCGTCCAGAGCAAAGGCTATACCCCTGAAGGAAGCTGTTTGATACTTTTCAAATATACTCATCGGGCACCTGCTAAGTTGAGGCCGACATCACCATTGATGCCTTCTAAATCAGATTCAACAGAAGTAACTCCTGTCCCTTGTTCTGCTCGTACTTTCACGTTCACATTGACATTACCATTGACTTGAGCACTACCCCCCTGCGAAGGCACTGAGATTCCCTTATCTTGGAGTTTCTGTTCAAGCCTTTTTGTCAGTGCCCTTTGATCACCCAAGTCGGCTTCGATATTGAATCCTGTTAATGCGCCCAACGCACCGAAGGCCCCCCGTTTATTGAAGGCATCCGAGACATTATCCCACCTGAGCAACAAGGCCCCTAATGCGGCAACAAGAGCAAGGACAGCAACTGTGATACCGCCGATTATTGGGGCAGCAACAATTGCGGCGAAGGCTGATGCCACCGCACCGACAGTCACAACAACTGCTGCGAGCGGGACCAGTAAGGCGGTAATTGCTACAAACCCTATCCCGAAATCAACGATCATAGCCTTATTCTCTGGACTCATCTCTTCCAGCCTCCGGGACAAATCCCTCACCCCGTCAGCCATCTGAGTAAGTCGCTTTGTCAACCCGGCCTCGCCTATACTCAACTGCATACTTTCAAACGAAGATACCGCTATTGCGAGCGCACCCGGTAGCCCTTGAAGCTGGGTTTTCGCCATACGCTTAGAGGTGCCTTCTGCTTTCCTCAGACTAGCTGTCATCTTCTCAATCTTATCCGTGGAGTTGGCGAAGGCTAGAGCGGTCGTCACTGTTTCCAGACCAAAGATTTGTGCTGCCCTTTTGGCATCTAATCCTGCTGCCCGGAACCTTTTAAAGAGGCCAATGATGTCACCCTTCTTCATGGCGGCAGCAACTTCTCGGGTACTGATACCCATCTTCTTGAATGCTTTTGCGGCCTCCGGTGTGAACTTGGAGAGCTTGACCATGATACCCCTCAAACCAGTACCTGCCCTTGCTGCTCCAATATTCTGATCCTGAAACACAGCCAATGCAGCACTGGTCGTTTCAAAATCAATACCGATGGTCTTGGCGATCGGGCCTACCTGAGACAAGGCTTGTCCCATCTCAGATACGGTGGTCTTGGCACTACTTGCTGCCAGAGCCAGTACATCGGCGACCCGGATCGTTTCTTTTGTATCAATGCCAAACCCTTTAAGAGTACCCGATACGATTCCTGCTGCTTGGGCCAGTTCCAAGGAACCAGCGGAAGCAAGACTTAGAATAGAGGGGATTGTCTCAATGTTCTGTCTGGCAGTAAATCCAGCCACTCCCAGTTCTGCCATGGCAAATGCTGCCTGACCTGCTGTGAAGGCTGTAGTTCCCCCAAGTTCTCGGGCAACCTTACTCAGCTTGACCATCTCCTGCTTGGTGACTCCGATGGTTGATGCTTCTAGTTTATTCATACCCTTTTGAAATGTCAGGATACTCCTCCCTGCTAGAAGCCCAAACGCAACGATACCGACGGAGAGGCTTTGCATTCTCTGACGCGTCCGTGTGAACCCATCAGCCATAGCCTTGGCCCCGGCTTGAACCTTGCGGGCCACCTTGGTCATGGCTGGGCCAATCTTCTTCAGGGATTCTCTGAACTTCCGTATGGGTCTGGAAAATCCGTCGGTCACCGTGAATTTGTACGAGATATTAAACGCCATCTTTGCTCGCCTCTTTTATTGCATCGTTGATTCGTTGCGCTTGGTCTACATGCCTCAGCAGTTCTGACAAAGGCATCTGCTTAGCTTCACTGACACTAATGCCACCACCGTAGAAATGAACAATGTCAGCGATCACTCGTTCCCACTGAGATTCTTCAATAGTGATGGCATGATGAAATTTGCAATGAACGTCGCGAATAACATGTCCATATCGTCCGGGTCTATACGGGCAATGACTCCACTTTTCAGAGGCTCCTCGCCCCCGACAAAACAGATGTCCTTGGCATGCTCACAGAATAGGTCCACTGCATCGGCGAAGCCATCCCCCATCGCAGCAGATACGGTGATCAGTACCATACCCGGTGTGAATGGCAGTTTATCCTCGTCTACAGGTTCTTGCACTTTCTCCCTGGCAAGCCTCATCTTGTCTTCGTCCTGGCTCATCTCCTTACCTTCTTCCGCCAAGATTAAGGCCATTGCTGCCTTCAGACGTCGACGATATCGGCGTTGACCACTGCTCTCGTAAGAGGGGCAACGGACCTCGACGAAATCTGTTTCCTCATTGTCCTGGCCATACTTTACTGGCTCCGACAATTTATAAATCACTGAATCCTTCATGTCCTTAGTTCCTCATAAGTGTGAATGGTTAGAATTAAGAGTTCTCGGTACTTCCGTTGAACTCCACAGCTACTTCGCTGTCAACACCTACCTTGAATTCTGCTTTGTTCATGAAGGTAGCATTCAACAGTACAAAATTGTCACGACCTGAGAGGCGAACGATATTCGCATTCAGACCGTTCTCTTTCCACTCCCGCACCTGCTCCGCAGTGGTCTCGGTGAGTGGCATTGTGAACTTCACAAAACCAAAGGCGGTGGAGACATCCTCCGTTGCGATGATCTTGGTTCGGCCCCCGGTTGCCAAGCCTTCAACCTTTGCTTCGGCATGGCCGGGGGAATACTCCAGTGTGCCCTGACGATAGAACAATTTCTCATCGTTCACTTCAAGGATTAGATTCGCGATACCTATTTCTGCTGTCATTTCAAACTCCTTTAATGTTAAGTGATGCTATTGATTATCCAAAGTTGACTTGAATGGTCCCGATGATGCTTCGGACCTGACCTACCAACAGCGGAGCTTGGTTGATCGTGACAGAACCCGCGCCAACGTCAACAACTACTGACAAGTTGTCCTTGTAGTCCTTCAAGGCAACATTACCAGACTGAACGATGAGGTCTGCGGAAAGTTCCTGAAAAAGTTGAATACAGAAGCCTCGAATAGAGTCCTCGTTTTCAATAGCGAACCCGGCTGAGATAGCCCCGTCCGTCAGTCGGGACTGAGAGTACCTGGACAGGAGATTTGAGACATAAAATTCCCTGATAGCAGATGTCTGATCAACAGTGTTCAGGTACTTAAACGACGTGTCAGAGTTCCCTGCAGTGTCCGTGAGATAGGTAGTTACTACCGTCCCAAGGATGACAGCATTACTGGCTCGGTTCGCACCGAACAAGGAAATACCGTTGGTGAGCAGATCAGCTTGTTCGGTCTGATCAAAGTACTCGCCTGGGTCTGGCACACTGATACCCGGAAGGACGGTGTTGTGATAGGGCTTAGAACTGATGTGTACACCCCCGAAGGCATCAGAAGGAGAACCCCCGGCATTGACGAATTGGGTGATGGGCGCATTCTCCGTCAAGCGAAGTGCCCGGATGATCCCAATTTCAGTAGCAATGATGTCTGAGAACTCCTGTATCCCTGGACCCTTCTTATTCAGAAAGCCCCCAGCAACGTCATAGGTGTTACCAAACACAACGACTGACTGACTGTTCAGAGCGGATACCGCCGACTTCAGATTCGTGGCTGTATCTGCAATTACAGAAATCCCCACCCCGTCCAGAACCGCATCGGCCACATTGAAGCGTGAGTCCAGTTCGGTAGCTAGAGTTGCCATTCCATAGGCCCCCGGCCAGATAATGGTTGTCTCACGGAGATCAGCGATGCCATCAAAGACAGAAGTCAGCACAGGGTCCGTGGCGCCATTGGACCATTCGGTGGTCAAGGTTACTACAGCACCCGCGACTGTTCCGCTGTATGCGATACCCCACGTGTTCGGGATAGTCCCGCCGTTCTTGGCGGTGATC